GATGCCTTCAATCATTTTATCAAAATCAATTAAATCTCCGACTTCAAAGCCGTAATAGTTTAAAGGAAGGTTTAAAGACACAATGTTGTGTTGATTTTTATGCCATTGTAAAAGATAATATGATAAGTTTGATGCCGATGAATAATCTCTAATATAATCATTTTTAACTTCTAAAAAAGTATCAACGTGGTTTATTTCCGACCCCGTTGCCTTAAATCCATAATAATTACTATACCCAGCATTTTGAATTTCACCATACTTTCCTGTTATAAAATAAGAATAGTTGCTTACCTTTATTTCAGAAGACTCTAAATAAGTATCCATTCCATAATCTTTTTTATATCTAACATTTACTTTAGTCTTAACGTCCTCTAAAGGAGTTCTTGAAAAGCTATATTTAAGAACATCGTCAGACTTTATTGTAAAAATATCTTCATTGCCAGTATATGTGCTTTTTATGTTTATAAACTTTAACATATCATTTGAAAGAGTTGGTATTGACTTAAACGATTGCGATATTTCTTTTATTAATTGCTTTCCTTCTATTTCTTTATTTATGGAAAAAGCCAAGTTTAAGCCATCGTTATTGGCTCTGGACTCCATCTTTGAGGTCATATCAATTTTATTTTTATCAAACCCCATTTCCTCACACAGCAAATGATGGATTATATCAGAAGGTCTTGTTATTAGGTTGTCTGAAGGGTCGTAATCTTCTACAAACTCTTGGTTTGTGTCTAGCACATCTATTCTCATATTGTCTGTATATATATACTTGCCTTGTATTGGAACTAAACTCCATTGGTATTGAGCATCATACAGGTCTGACTGATAGCTGTCAAAACTAGGCTCGGCAGATTTTACAAAAATAGAGAAGGTGTCTCTTTGCCCCGCATCAACATTTGAGGCAGTATACGATATAGGAACCTCTATAACACCGCTACCTGTTACTTGAATTGTTTTTATGTGAGGGTTTTCAGAGTCCAGAAATTCAAGCTCTCCGTATTGAGCAACAACATCATCTTCTATTAATCCATAAAATTGTTCTAAATCTGTTCCAATTTCTTGGTTTATTGCATCAATGCTTGTGCTGTCTACTAGGTAGACTTGCATAGTACCCCTGTAATCTCTTGGGTTAATTTCAATTTGAAAAGAAGCAGACTCTCCTTCATTAACATAACTTGGAGAGCTAATGTCTATAAAATTAGGAGTAAAATCATAAAGAGAAGTGGTAAAATGAACAGGGGCATACGCATACCTAATGCTGTTCCCACCATACAAAACAACGCTATTGTCTATAGCCTCGCTGTCCGCACACTCTATGTTTAAAAAAGTTCCATTAGCGTTAGATAAATGCAGAACTGTGCTTATAAGTATATTGTAATTATCAATAGCCGAAACGGGTATTTCAGTATCTTTAAGAGGCTGAAAAAGCGATCCTGAATAATTTGTAAAAGGAGCATCTCCAAACAAATCGTCAGGACTATTTATTCCAAAAACGTGATCGTAGAAATAATATAGATTGCCTTCGCTATCTTCTCCTCCTGAAGCATTAATAGTTTCGCCCCAATAACGAGTTTCTCCAAAATTGCTTGAGGCAGAAGATATAGGAAGCTGAACAATAGCAGACATTCCATATTGCTCCCAATACCAATTTGAACACATAACAGCCTCATCTACGCCAGACCCAATTTTTTGCCCAGCTTGATAATGATGATCGTTTACATAATAAGTATATGGAAGAAAGTGGCTGCTTGATGACTTAACAACGCCATACCCATTTCCTAAAGAGCCAAACTCTTCATTGTAATTCATATTAATTTGCTCGTGCGTACTAGCAGGAACCCAAAATTCATCATAGTTATAATTTTGATGACCAAAACCCAAGCTCCAGCGAAATTCTTTAAAAGTTGGCGTTAGTCCGTTTGTTCTGTTAACGGCTCCTATAAAAGATATGCCATCTTCGGTATCAAACATACTGCTATCGTCATCCATTTTAACCCTTAATTTGACTTGACTTCCTATAAATCCTACTGGTTCCCAAATTAAACTAGCCATTAATATTTAGCTCCTTTTGTCTTTAAAATTCTTTTTGTTGTTTTAGGAGCAATCTTTGTGTCTGTGATTCTTTTGTCTAAATAAATTGTTTTTCTTGGAGAATATGTTTCAACTTCTTCTCTTTCTTGGTAGTAATCCGCTCTTTCTCCAGAAGTAAGCTGTCTTTCTCCTGTATAGTCGCCAGAAACAGTATCGACCCTACCCTCTACATCAGCGTATATTTCAAAATCAGATAAATCTTTTAACAGCACTCTTCTAAATAATTTTAACTTAATTATTTTAAGCCAATTAACTATTCCTGTTTGGCTTTCTAAAGTCCAATTTTCTCCAACTAAATTTCTTTGACCAATAAAAAAATTGTTGTGAGAAGGGTTTTTTGTTTCTGCGTAAGACGAAACACCTCCTACAAGCCCCATATTTTCGTGAACAGTTTCCTCGCTTCTTATGGTATATGTTGAATCGGGGTGCGTACTTACTTCATCCGTATCGGCAGGATCCCACATTTCTGCGCTTGTATCTGTATAGCCAAATATAAAATTAGGAGATTCTCCATCACTTAACTCTGTTAAGTTTGCTTCAAATATGTAGTTAGCTAAAACTTGATGCTTAACTTCTTTTGCATCCTCATCGTTAATTGCAAGCTCTTTAACTATTCTGCTGTCACTAAAAAAATTATTAACCTCAAAATTTATTGTAGACTCTCCAAGCAAATGCTCATAATCAGCGTGAGCTTGAGTTCCCCAAAGCCAATGATTAAAGGGAAAATCTGTGCCAGAAGCAGAAGAAAAGTCCTTAACCATTAAATATGAGTTTTCAACATTTTGAGTTGGGTTAATGCCTTCTTCTTCAGAAAATGAAACTATATTTGTTTTTGCTGATATTGTTTGTTGTTGGTTTTCTCTAAAGTCAAATCTAAAAAAGCTGCTATTAAAAGCAGCATCTTGTAGTGTGTTAACCTCAATCATTCCAAACGCAGTTACAGGAGCAACTACACCCTGTATGCTTTCTTCAGGGGACTCTCCCATTTCTATAGCTTTTGGTATTAATATTCTGTTTCCTATTATTTGGTATTGTTCAGATGTTCCGTTTCTATATAAAGTCCCACCTTTTTGGCTTTCAAAAATCCAAGACTCTTCAGGAACCTTTCCGTAGGTATCGTTAGAAAAAACATAAGGAAAGTTTATTGATTTTATAGCAAATAAATCAGGGGTTATTGCCCAATCTCTGCTTCCATTTTCTATTGTAGTTGAATATAAATCAAAATACACGCAAGGTGCTTTGTCTACATAACCATAAACTATAGGCATAGGTTCGTTCCTATATTTTTCAGGAAGGTTTATATCGTCCCTTACAAATTTGTAGGGAACCTGTTTATTTAGCACTTCATCAGTTTTATCTTCGGCAGATAAAGACAATATTCCTGAAGATTCTTTTATATTTTTTACATAGCCACTATATACTTCTAAACAATCTTCAAGGTTTTGTGCTGACTGTGATTTCATATAAATAGTTATTTTTTTATTCATTACAGATGGAGAAAATATCATATCGGAAAGATATTCGTCATTATATTTGTAATTATATAAAGATAATGTAATAGAAGATATTTTAAATGTTTTGTTTTGAATGTCTACAGATTGTTTTATAGAGCCAATATTTTTAATTAATGGCTTAAAATCCATTCCTTCTTTAAAACTTTCTTTGGATGTAGAAAGATAAAGCCTGTCATCTATAATAACTAAAGGGGTTAAATTAAATGTTTTTGCATCAATGTCAAGCTTAAATTTATTAGGCAATTCTAACATTAACTAATTCCTAGGTCTGCACCTCTACGGATCGCATCTTTAATTTTTGGTATGGCTTCTTCTTCAATAAAAGAATCACTCATTATATTTCCTGTAAATGTTATATTGGCTCCACCACTTGCTTGTCCAGTTCTATTCATTCTATTTAGGTTTTCTAGCCCTATAGATTCTACGGCTGACCTTCTCATCACAAACTCACCTTCTTGAGCCATAATAGGCACATTGTCTACGTTTCCTCCAGAATGATATTGGGGAATCATTCCCCCTGTGTGATATTCTTGAACTTGCCCTCCTTGATGAAAGCCAAATAAAGTAGGTCTTTGAAGCGCCTCAAGAGCCTTTGAAGCCCCTGCAAATCCAGCCATTGGACCACCAAGTAAAAAGCTCATTAATTTAAATGTTGCCAAGTTGGCTAAAAATGTTGCAATAATTCTTTCTATTGTAGAAACCACAACGCTTCCAAACTCTTTCCAAGTCCTAGAGCCTGTCTGCGACATCAAAGCATAACTTGCCATTGCTCCTGTTAAAGAATTTATTTGACCTGCAATCATTTTAAAGTTCATTTTTTCAAGCTCTTCATTAAGCTCTCCTGCCGCAGGAGCAAATTGAAGGAATTGCCCAAAAGCATCGTCATCCATATTGTTAAATGAGTACGTAGCATCATCAACTGCCGTGCTAACACCTTTAATAGAATCAGCAGTAGCTTGTAAAGTCGGAAAAAGTACACTAAAATCTCCTTTAAAAATATCCATAAGTTGTGTAAGGTAACCCCCAAACCCCTCAAACTCTGTATTTATGCTTGAAACAAACTTAAAAATTTTAGCTAAAACTTTAGACAGAGGCACTAAAACTTGGTTTACAGACTCACTCT